TCATTTTTTTATATAATATAGTTTATAAAGATATGGGGGTAAATTTAGGATTTGGTGAGTTAAAAAGTCCAGAAATTGTTTATTATGATATAATAACATATGTATTACAAAATAGGAATACTGCCGAAGACAATAATGAAATAGTTTTAGTACATCCTGTTCATTATTATACCAAAGGTAATTATACCAACGGTAATTATACCAATGATACAGTTAAACCTTATGTGTATACAGGTGATATAGAATTGTGTGATAATGTACGATTGCATTTTTATTTTTCGTGTAAGCGAAGTTATATAGGTATTTACAAGTTTGATGAAGACACAGATAGTACAGACTTTGCAAAGTTGCAATACTTGTTGATGATATATTGTGATAAGATGTTATTGAAATATCATTTGCAAGATTTTATTTATAATTTGGATTAACTTGGTGGTTTGATTTGGATTGTGGTTGAATTGTAGTTTTTGATAATAATTGATAATATGTATAATTGATAATATGTATAATTGATAATATGTATAATTGATAATATGTATAATTGATAATATGTATAATTGATAATATGTATAATTGATAATATGTATATTGTATATTGTAGTTTTTGATAATAATTGATAATATGTATAATTGATAATATGTATATTGTAGTTATATAAATACCTATGTGATTTATTAAGTTATTTATATAAATTTTTTTTCTTTTTGTATATTATAAAAATAATAAATGGGTGGTGGATTAATGCAATTGGTTGCCTATGGAGCTCAAGATATTTACCTTAAAAACCTGTAGGGTAGAAAAATGCCGAGGAATATCGAAAAAATAAGATATTCATAAACCTCTTTGTGAACTCGAATGTAATATACGAATCACTGGTGTTAATCAAATATTTATAATATTATAATATTTGGTGAGAAAATCAAATTGCTGGGAACCCCTAAAGCTTATTCTACTAAGATTTAATCGTGAGGTTAAATTGGCCAAGAGAAAAACTTGGGTAAAGTGAAAATGAATAAGATGTCACAATGGGCAATCAGCAGCCAAGCTTCTTTAAAATAAAGAAGAAGGTTCAACGACTAAATGGTTTTCGGGAGACAAAAGTCTTCATAAGATATAGTCTAATCCTTATTGAAAGATAAGGTAGAGGAAATGTACAGGTAATCCTCAAATTACATTTTTTAAAGTCGTTTACAGACGACACACTAACTTTGCAATTGAAGCTATTGAACAGACCTTTAACGGATCTGTAGACTTTGGTCGAAAAGTTTCTTGCACTGTTTCTCGCAACGGTGATCTTATTCACAAGGTTTACCTTCAAGCAACCGTTGGTGCTATAAGAGCAGCAGATGGCAGCAATGTCAGATGGGTTCAAAATCTTGGACACAATTTGATTGACGAAGTTTCCATCGAAATTGGTGGTCAAACCATTGATAAACATTATGGATTATGGTTAAACATTTGGAATGAACTTACCCAAACTTCTGAAAAGAGTGAGGGATATAATATGATGATTGGTAACACTGCTGATATGACTACTGAAATGGCTGCAACGTCGTTGTCAACAACGGATGTTGACGAAATTTCAGCATATACAATGTATATTCCTCTTCAATTCTGGTTCTGCAGAAACCCAGGTCTTGCTCTTCCTTTGATTGCTCTTCAATATCACGAAGTTAAATTCAACATTACCTTCAAGGCTTTTGCTGATCTTCACGTTAAGACTGGAGGTGATTTGTCTAAAACTCCATCTCTTGAAGCTTCATTGTTTGTTGATTACATTTATCTTGATACTGATGAACGTCGTCAATTTGCTCAAGTTCAACACGAATACTTGATTGAACAATTGCAATTCACTGGAGCTGAATCTATTGCTGGACAAGGTGCTTACAAGAGCAAACTTGCTTTGAACCATCCTTGTAAGGAACTCATTTGGGTTATTAGAGATAGTGCAGGTGCTGGATCTGGTAACTTAGATCCAGAAGTAACAAATGGGTCTCCATCGGATTATGTAGCTGTCAGAACTGCTAAACTTCAACTTAATGGACAGGACCGATTCTCTGAACGTAAAGGAGAATACTTCAACTTGGTTCAACCATACCAACATCACACTTGTATTCCAAGTGATGGTATCTATGTTTACTCGTTTGCTCTTAACCCAGAACAACATCAACCTTCTGGTACCGTAAACATGTCTCGTATCGACAATGCCACTCTTCACATTAATGCTGATGGAGCTGGTAACCTTCATGTCTTTGCCGTTAACTATAACGTTCTTAGAATCATGGCCGGTATGGGTGGGTTAGCATATTCCAATTAATTGAACTGTATATTTTTATACATTTTGTCAATCATCCTAATAAAATTTAAAAAACAATCGAAAATACTTTACTAAATTATTTTCGATCACTATTTTATGCAAAATCACAAACAATACTCTCACCAGATGTTTTGCACGATGTTCCACTTGCACAAGATCTATATATCCACTTGTTGTTAACACATGTATCAAATCCATCACCATTACATTTCATTTCGCCTGTTATACAACTACATTTATCGTCGTTTTCATTAGTGTCATTTGTATTCTTTTTGTCAACAACTTTATTTTTACTTACTTCTTGTTTTAATTTTTTGTAATTTTTTGTATTCTGTCTTCTAAATGAAATATCTCCAACTGAATTTAATAAATCTCTACCATCAAGTGAACTAGGTGCACCCACTTCCCACTCTGGTACCTTTGCATATCCTGGTAAATTTACAATTAATAATTCTTTACCACTTATATTTGTAGTGTTTCCACTAGTATTCATAGTTACATCAGCACATTCCATATAATATTCTCTATTTCCTATTCTATTAATCCATGTCCAAAAAACAGTAACATCACCCCCTTTAGCATCTTTAGGAATATCAAATGAATAAGACATTCGATTCAATAAACAATTACCAACAACAGTTTTTAATACAACAAACTTTTTATCATCATAAGATACTCCAAATTGACAATGACCACCACCGTGAACAGCAGTACCTTCTAATGTAATTGCTATAGTATTTGACTCGTATGTAGTCACAGATGGTCCTTTTGGGAATCCTTTACATGGAAAACTAAAAAAATCAGGTTGAACATTTAATGGTGATCTTAAATTATAATTCACTAATCCACTATTTCTATAATATTCTGATAATTGATTTCTTCTTGATGGAGGAAAACTCATCGAAATATGTGCTAAACTAACATCAAACAACATAAATAAATGTAAACAAATTATATATAAACTCATAATATAGATATAGATATAAAAACCATATCTTTAAATTGATTACAAACAATTACAAATGTTACAAATGTTACAAATGTTACAAATGTTACAAACATAAAATAAATGGATCATCTGTCAAGACATATCTAGATCCTTCTGTATATCCGACTCTTTCCAATGTATTTTTATCATAAACAAATGAATCATCTACGTAATAAAATGTACCATCAATTTGAAAAGTTTTTAATTGAGATTTATCTAATGTTTTTGGTAAATCTGAATTTTCAATAATAAATACATCGTTATTTTCTTTTTCAACAGTTTGAGATCTAGATCTATATTCTAAATATTGGTGTGTTTTACAATAGTTCAACCCTTCTCGTACTCGTCTACAACATTTATTACCATTTTGAGAAACACCTATGCATATTTTAACATCATCTTGTTCTGAATTATCAAACACTGATAAAAATTTTCTCATTAAAATTTCTTTTGGAACTTTTTCATGTGTATCTTTATAATGAATATCATACTCAAAAAAAACATCATCTAAAATTTTTGAAATATCTTTAGTATATGCTCTTGAAATACTACTTGGAATATTTGTAACTCTTTTACATAAACGTTCTAACTCCATCTTAAAACTAAACTTTCTTTGTAATATTTGCAAAAATATTTTGATTTTTTATAGGGTATATTTTTATAGTGTTTTCCGCAGTAATAAATTCATTATCCTCCTTATCCAAAATATTTGATTGGCTTTTAAATAATTGTTTAAATCCACGTGCCATCAAATCCATGTTTGTTTGTTTATCTTCAAGCACCTTTTGTTTATCTTTGTGTTTATTCATGTAATAAGAATAACATACATCCTTGTTATCAAAAGTTGTAATTAACAATACGATTGTATTTGCAATGTCACTTATAAATAAGTTTAACGTATTTTTCCTTTTTGAATATTTTATCTCCATTTCTTCACATTCTAATGTTCCGTGTGATTCTTGAGATTGTGACTCCATTTTAACATAATTTATTTGTTTGAATTCCATGTCAAAATAAACTATTAATGAATTGTTTGAAAAAGTAAAATTTGTAATCTTCATTATTAGTTAAAGCACAATGTGTTTAAACTAATATTATCTATTTTGTAATTTTACTATTTTGTAATTTTACTATTTTGTAATTTTACTATTTTGTAATTTTACTATTTTGTACTTAATCTTTTTTTGTTCTAAAATGATTATTACGTTCTAAAATTTCTGACAATACTCCATTTGGTAAACCCAACCCACGTTGTAAGTTTGATAGAGCTAATGTTTCTTTTGGTAAACATTTTCCACCAAAACCATAAGACCCATCGTGACCAGGAACATCAATGTGTGATTCACCAATACGTGGTTCCAAAGGAAACAAGTCTTTTAAATTATTATAATCAACGCCAAATCGATTACATACTTCACTGATTTCATTAAAATACCAGACTTTTACAGCTAAAAATACATTGATAGTATATTTAAACAATTCGCATTCTTCATAACTTTTATGAATGACATCAATTGTTTTATGAGAATACAAACGTCGCATAACATCTTCAACTGATTCACGAGTACTAGTATCACATTCAGTTCCTAATAAACAGAAATCAGCATTGTACATATCTTCTTGAAACGTCTTTTCCTTTAAAAATTCAGGACAAAATACAATATTCAACTTTTTACCATATTTATTATGTAAAGTTCTTGAAGTACCTGGTTTAATAGTTGATTTGATAATAACCGAAGTTTTACGTGTAGTTTCACAAAACAATTGGTCCAAAACATGTTCTACAATTGATGTATCGCATTCTCCAGTATCATCTTTTGGTGGTGTTGGAACACAAATAAAATAAAAGTTATGTTCATTTGTTTGTTCTGAACTTTTAATTAAACTGGAAATATCATTGAAATTCCCTACTGATTCCGGTTCATCTTTTTTTAAAACATCATATGTACAATATGGAACTTGGTTCTTTTTACACAAGTAACCAATTGCACCTCCAACATACCCATAACCAATAATATTAACAAAATTGTACAGATTAGACATAATAGTATACTAGTTAATAAGTTTTATTTTTAAATAAGTATTTATAAATTCAATATTTTCTTGATATTTTCATCAACGATATTATTTCCATTCCAAAGAAAATATTTTAGTGATGTAGTGTCACTTGGTTGTTGAGTATGTGAAAAAACGTGATTGAAATGAATTTGGATATTCTTGTTACTACTAGTAATATTATCCTTTAAATTCAAGGTGCTTTTAATAATATCTTGGTTTTTAACATCTTCACCTTTTGCATTTTTCCAATTGTTTTTGACCCAGCCTTTTGACCATTTCTCTATGCAATTGATGGAATACATACTATCTGTACAGATGATTACAGTTTTATTTTCAAATAAGTTAATGTTTTCTAAAACTGTTTTAAAAACATATCTTATAGCAGACAGTTCTGCCTTGTTATTCGTTGGTTCTTTTACAACTAAGCGTGTTGTATTAAATTCGTATAAAGTAGAATCTTCATCTGTAGAAAACAACACAGAATATCCAGCTTTAGAATCAGCTTTGCCATTTTTAGAGCACCCACCATCTGTAAATACGTATATACTATTTGCGTCATTTTCTAGAGGCTGTTGTTCTTGTTGTAAGTCATTTACAATGGATGCAATTGTTTTATTTGAAAGACTACTAGCTATATCCATTAATGATTTTTGATTGAATTTGTTTTTATATAAAAAAATCTCAAAATCCTTTCTTGACGATGACATTATTACATTATCTATATGTATATAATTTTTCAATTATTTTTAAATTATTTGACTAAAATCATATTTTCCATACTACTAACGTGACCCCCAGTTTTTACTAATATTTGTAGTATATTTTTATTTGGTATAGTTATGTCTACTCGAGAACCTAAAACAATAAATCCTAATCTTTCACCTGGTGTTATAGGATCTTGATCTTGATTTTGCGTTTGTAAAAAGTTTAGAATTCTTCTTGTTAATAAACCAGTTATTTGAGTAATTGTGTATGAAAAGTTTAGTTTTTGATTATACAATGTAGTTTTAACTCTTGTATTATTGATAGAATGTTCTAAAAAAGCTGGTGCGAATAATCCATCAAATTGTTGGATTGATATCACATTCGATGTTATGGGTATATATTGTGTATGGTTGTCAAATACGTTCAAGAACAAGGATATAGTTGTATTCATATCATCAGTTGTTATCTCTCTAATATAACCTGAACTAGGCGAATAAAACATATTCTGTTGTACTTTTTCTTTAACGAGTTTTTTATCCGGACTGTTTAAAAATCGCAAACAAAAACACAAAAAAATAATTGTTATAGTTATATTTCTTGTGAGTATGTATATTATTAATGGAATAACTACTAACGATGTAAAGTCTAGTACTATCATCCTTATAATAACAAAGAATATTGTTATTATAATTGTTTTTAAAATTTAATTTTATTATCTCCTAGGTACAGCTGGGGAATTAAAGGCATAATGTAAAAATCCCTGGTCAATAGATTCTTCACGACAAGCCTTAGTTTTTTGTTGTATTATATTTTTTAGTTGTAGTTCTTGTTTATTCTTTAGTTCTTGTTGTTTTTTATTCTTTAGTTGTTGTTGTTTATTATTCTTTAGTTCAACTTCTGTTTCAAAGCCTTCTTTTCTTTTAATTATAAACATTAATATGTATAATATTGCAACAAGTATTATTAAGTGTTCAAATGTAATTTCGTAATTTAATAATTCCATTTTAATATATGTCAACAAAAAATTTTTTTTATTACTTTAAGTTATAACAAAATAAATGAAAACGTCGCAAAAATCGAAAAAGCTTAAAACTTCGAAAATATTTAAAAAGACAAGGTCCAGACAAAGAACAAAACGTAAAAGTAAGTCAAAATCAAAAGTAAGAATACCTATTACAACAAAAGGTGGTTTGTTCGAATATCATGTTAATTTACCAGAAAAAAAACGAAGATCATTATTAAAGTTTTTATTATCTAGAAAAAAGGCATCGTATTCTGAAATAATTAAAAGATTAAATGTGTTATCGATATATAACAAACGCCGCCACCCAGAAACTACACGCAAAGTAAACCGAGACATGGATTTTTTACATAAACATTATCAAAAATACAGTTTAACATTTCAACATCGATCGCCAAAATCTAAAAGGAATTCAAAAACGAAGTCTAAAAGGAAATCGAAACCAAAGTCTAAAAGGAAATCGAAACCAAAGTCTAAAAGGAAATCGAAACCAAAGTCTAAAAGGAAATCGAAACCAAAGTCTAAAAGGAAATCGAAAAGGAAGTCTAAAAAGAAGTCTAAAAGGAAGTCTAAAAGGAAATCGAAACCAAAGTCTAAAAGGAAATCGAAACCAAAGTCTAAAAAGAAGTCGAAAAGGAAGTCGAAAAGGAAGTCTAAAAAGAAG